GGTCCGGACTGGCAGCAAATCACGGTGTCACAGTTCTCAATGCTCCTGGTACGATCGATGAAGATTATCGAGGTGAGTTGAAAATCATTCTCGTAAATCATGGCAAGGAGCCTTTTACGATCAAAAAAGGCGATCGCATTGCTCAACTTGTTATCGCTCCCGTCACAAGAGCAGTTGTGCAGGTTGTAGATTCATTGTCTGAAACAGATCGTGGCAATGGTGGCTTAGGTTCGACCGGCGTGTGAACAGTTGTCTGCAAAATTGTAGATTCTGTTCCACGGATTATGACGCAACCAGCCCTAATAATTGACGTTGCGAACCTCTTCATTCGCTCATATTCAGCATACCCGACAATGTCTAAACACGGGTATCAGATGGGTGGATGCATTGGCTTCTTAAAGACGCTCAAAAACCTAGCATACGACATCAAACCAAACAAGATCTTTTGCGTTTGGGAAGGTGGTGGATCGACCAAACGCAGGAAGATCTATCCCGAATACAAGATGTCTCGTAAGCCCGAGAAGCTGAATCGTTTCTACGAAGACGACATTCCGGACTCTGAAGACAACAGGAAACACCAGATGCTTTCGCTGTTGACGATGTTGAGAGCGGCACCGGTTTGTCAGCTATACGTATCTGACTGCGAAGGTGACGATGTGATCGCGCATCTTGTTCGCGGTCCTCTCAAGGATGAAGACAAGGTCATTGTGTCGTCTGACAAAGACATGTACCAATTGCTTGACGAAAAGACTCAGGTCTTCAGTCCACACAAGAAGAACTTTGTCACGAAAGAAGATGTGTTCACGGAGTTCAGCATCCATCCACGTAATTTTGCGATTGCAAAAGCATTGTGTGGCGACTCATCTGACAACGTCCCAGGAATAAAAGGCTTGGGTTTCAAGACAGTTCACAAGAAGTTTCCCACGTTGGGTCTTGATGAGGATGTTTTGCTTCAAGATGTCATCAATTACGCTACTACACATGCAGATGAGTCACCGATTTTCAAACGTGTGGTAGACGAACAAGATGATCTCAAAAGAAACTACCGTCTTGTTTACCTGGATGGTGGAATGCTTTCTCCTACGCAAGCTACAAAGATAGATACCGTAGTTTCAGCGTATAAACCAAAGGGAGACAAGATGGCATTGGTCAAGTTGCTTGTGCAAGAAGGCATCAACGATTTTGACGTGTCGGCGTTTTTCTTAGCGTTCAATAGCGTTATGACAGAAAATACAACGGAAAGTGACAAGACATGAGTGAGACGTTCGCCCAGTATGGAAAGGCGTTCCAAGAAAAGATTATGCAGGCGTTGTTGACAGACCATCGATGGGCTGAACAACTCTTGGAAGTCTTCAATCCTGAGTATTTTGAGCTGAAGTACCTTCACTTTCTCTCTGAGCGCTACTTTGGGTACGCAAAGAAGTATAAGGTCTTTCCGACCTTGCCTCTGTTGGTGACAATCATCAAGGATGAACTGAAGCTGAAGGTGGGCAGCGATGAGGTGCTCTGTAACCAGATCATCGACTATCTGAAGCGAACACAACTGAACGCGGATCTGAATGACCTTCCCTTCGTCAAAGAGAAGTCACTGGATTTCTGTAGGAAGCAGGCACTCAAGGCGGCACTCGAAAAAGCTGTCGACCAGATGCAGGCAGAGAAGTACGAATCGATTGCAGATGACATCAAACGAGCAGTGATGGTCGGAACGACACCTTCTATCGGTCACAACTTCTTCGAAGACTATGAAGCGCGGTTCACAAAGCTTCAGAGGAATGCAATTCCGACAGGTCTTCCAGAAATTGATCGCAAGGAGATCTTGAACGGAGGTCTCGGTGAAGGTGAACTCGGCGTCATCGTAGCAGCGACTGGCGTGGGCAAATCACACTTCTTGACAGCGATGGGATGCAGCGCTCTTCTTCAAAAGAAGAACGTCGTGCACTACACGTTGGAGATGCTTGAACCTGCAGTGGGAATTCGTTACGACTCGAACCTCACGAACACAGATTCTCTTGATGTCATCGATTCGAAGGACAAGATCCTAGAACAGTACAAAACGATCCCGATGGGTAGCTTGATCATCAAGCACTATCCACCACGCACGGCTTCAATCTACACTCTTCGAGCTCACCTAGAGAGGTTGGCACTGAAGGGATTTAGACCGGATTTGATCATTGTAGACTATGCTGACTTGTTGAGGTCATCTAGACAATACGATTCTCTCAGACACGAGCTCCAACTGGTTTATGAAGAGCTGAGGGCGTTTGCAATCGAGATGGGCACTCCCGTCTGGACTGCGAGCCAGAGCAACAAAGAAGGAAGCAACAACGAGGTCATTGACCTTGGAAATATGAGCGAAGCATACGGAAAGGCAATGACCGCAGACGTTGTCTTGTCTATTTCGAGGCTTTCACATGAAAAAGCGCTGGGTGTCGGTCGTTTGTTCGTTGCCAAAAACAGAGCAGGTCGAGATGGTATTGTCTACCCGATCAACATTGACACAGCACGTAGTAAGTTCATAATCAATGGTGAACAACAATTGCCAGAAGATGCAAAGGCTGAGGATGAAAATTCGATGAAGCAGAGGTTGCGCTCGAAGTGGCAGGAGCTCAAAAAGGACAATGGGTTGTCTCTGACAGATACCAACGCAAGCAACCGACCAAAGAACGTCGATCCAACTGTGAGTTGATAGTTAAACCCACTACAGCGGACTGAAAAGCTGAACGATTTTGATCCATTCGGAGCCGATGATGACAACGTATACGTACGATGACGTACGAAACGCATCTCTTTCTTTTTTCAATAATGACCAATTAGCTGCCGAAGTCTTTGCCGGGAAGTATGCTCTCAAGAACATGCACGGCGAGTACCTCGAACTGACGCCCTTTGACATGCATCAGAGATTGGCTCGAGAGTTTTCTCGAGCTGAGGCAAAATATGCCAACCCCTTGACGTACGACAGTATTCTGGGGCTGTTCTCGAGCTTCGATCCATTGACTGGACAACGTGGTATGGGTGACGTTATCCCACAAGGCAGTCCAATGTCTGCAATTGGGAACACATACCAGTACCAATCACTGTCAAACTGCTTTGTCGTTGAATCACCTTATGATTCGTACGGCGGCATCATGAAGACGGACCAAGAGCAAGCTCAAGTGATGAAACGCCGTGGAGGTGTGGGATTTGACATCTCGACCATCAGGCCGAAAGGGCTCTTGACCGCAAACGCAGCGAGGACGACCGACGGCATCGGAGTCTTCATGGAGAGGTTCAGCAACACCTGTCGCGAAGTTGCACAAGGCGGGCGCCGTGGCGCGTTGATGCTAACGATCTCGGTTCATCACCCAGAGATCAGAACGTTCATCAACATCAAACGTGACAAGACGAAGGTGACTGGCGCGAACATCTCTATCAGGTTATCTGATGAGTTCATGAACGCGGTGAAAGAAGGAACTGACGTCGAACTCAGGTTTCCTGTTGAACGTGAAGAGGGCGTTGAACCTCAGATCAAAGAGACGGTGAAAGCTCGCGATCTCTGGAATGAGATCATCGATGCTGCACACGTTTGTGCAGAACCCGGTCTGTTGTTCTGGGACACGGTCACTCGTCGTGGCCCTGCTGATGCATATGCCGCATTTCGTTCAACGTCAACGAATCCGTGTGGCGAGATCACTCTGTCACCCAATGATTCGTGTCGGTTGATGCTCATCAACCTTTATCGATTTGTCGTGAATCCCTTCCAAGACAATGCGTACTTCGACTTTGAGAGATTCGATTGGGTCACCCAGCGTGCTCAAAGATTGATGGACGATCTGATTGATCTTGAGATTGAAGCAGTTGAGAAGATCCTTGAGAAGATCAAGAACGATCCCGAACCCGACGATATCAAAGACGTTGAGTTGAAGCTGTGGACAAAGATCCTCGCAGCAGCCGTCAATGGACGACGCACTGGATTGGGCATCACTGCACTTGGAGATTCATTGGCAGCTTTGAACATCAGGTACGGCTCTGATGAAGCTGTCACCATGACTGACAGGATGTATCGAGGACTTGCAGTCAGTGCTTATCGATCGACAGTTCAGATGGCGAAAGAACGAGGAGCATTCCCAGCCTTTGACCACGCCATTGAAGAAAATCATGAATTCATTCGCCAAATCATGGCAGAAGACATCCAACTTGCTGTTGATTATGCGATGTATGGGCGACGAAACATTGCGTTGACGACGACAGCACCGGCTGGAAGCGTGTCAATCGTTGCACAGACTACATCAGGTGCAGAACCCGTGTTCAGAGTGAAGTACACGAGACGTAAGAAGATTAATCCAAACGATGTAGATGCTCGTGTCGATTCAGTCGATGACATGGGTGATAAGTGGCAACACTACACAATCTACCATCCAGGCTTCCAGAAATGGATGGACGTAACTGGGAAGACGAATGTCGAAGAGTCTCCTTACTGGAGAGCAACCAGCGATGATATCGATTGGGTGAAAAAGATCGATATGCAAGCTGCTGCACAGAAGTGGATTTGTCACAGCATCAGCAACACGACAAACATTCCCAAAGATACAACTGTTGAAGTTGTCAAAGACATCTACATGAGAGGTTGGGAAACCGGTTGTAAGGGCGTCACGATTTACCGTGACGGGTCAAGAGACGGTGTTTTGGTTTCTGATGCCCCGAAGGATGAAATCAACATCATCGAGACGGAAGCTCCTCGTCGACCCAAGACTCTCGATTGTGACATCCATCGTGCAAACGTCAAGGGTGAGTCTTACCTTGTCATTGTCGGTCGTTTGAACGATCGACCATATGAAATCTTCTGTGGATTGTCATCTCATGTCGAGATACCGAAAAAAGTGAAATCTGGTGTCCTTGTAAAGAACGGCAGGAATGCAGAAGGCGTTTCTACGTACAACTTGCAGATCCCGATGGGTGATGAGATGTTGACGTTCAAAGACATCGTCAATTCGTTCGATAATCCGAACTACGGTGCGTTTACAAGGACTATTTCGTTGGCTCTTCGACATGGTGTGCCGGTGAAGTTTCTCGTTGAGCAGCTTCGTAAGGACAAACACAGCGATATGATGTCATTCAATTCTGTCATGGCACGTGTTCTTAGCAAGAACTACATCCCAGATGGAACTAAAGCAACTCAAGAGAAATCGTGCCATGGTGTGTTAAAGGACGGTTCCATCTGTGGATCAACTGAATTGAATTACCAGCAGGGGTGTGTTACCTGTATGAGTTGTGGCTCATCGAAGTGCTCGTGATCAGATACTTAAGTCACAGTATTTCACTGGAGAGAACATGAAGCTGAAGCTCAAAGAAGTCAGACAAGTCATTTCTGAAGCCGTCAAAGAACGTGCTTTGATTGAGGCGAGCGCGTCTGCCAAAATGATTATCGCAGAGAAAGAGAGTTTCTTTGGCGGTCTGGCTCGCAAAGCCGGGTTTTCTGATCCGTCACGTGATGTAGATGATCCGAAGCACGTCAAGAAGACGCTTGATTCGACGATCTCGACTGCAGCAAAAACTGCGAAAGAGTTCCAAGCATCTTCTCTCAACACGACAAAAGAGATCAACAAGTTCCATGAAGCGATCAAGGACGCGATGGATAAGATCACTTCGTTGAGCGATACACTGGGACCAGACATGGCCGCGAACTATCACAAGAAGATGGTCGAGCTGGCGAGAGAGTTCTATTCTCTTCTGAAGCGTGAAAGCGACAGAATCGACTCGTTCTTGAAGACAATCGCAAGTGATCTTGAAGATAAGGGCGTCAACAAGCGCGCAGCTTCTCAGAACACAACGGGTCTAGCGAAGAAGCCAGGATTCGTTCCAAAGCGCCCAGGCGACATGATTGGCAATGATGACGATGTCTTGGCAAAATCTGGTGTTAGGAAGAAGCCATCAGCTGACGATCACACCGCGGTTATGAACTATGACGACCCAGATCAGGTAAACGATTTCCTGAAGGGTAAACACAAGGTCAAGGCTAGGTCATGAGTAAATTGACAAAGAGACAACAGGATTTCATCGGTCGAGTCATCACTGAACAGCTGGCTGATGTCATGTCTGGTAGGATGGAAGACGTTGACGAAGATGTTGGCATGGAATCTCGTGTCAATCACGACGTTGTCGGTGAGACGATCAAGAACAGTTCGAACGTAAGGTCGATTGCTCGTGATGTCTGCGATCCCGCGGCACAGAAATTCGAAGCTCGTGCAGTGAAAGTTATCGCAGCTGCACTACGTCAGAACGGCGTCGGTGCTATCTCACCAAACGATGTTGATGACATCTTGACTCGTTCACATGCAGGACAATTTGAAGAGCTAGGTGAACAGCTTCGTGATCAGATGGCACAGTTGCTCGTCGATCATGCTGCAGAGCTGGCGAATCTAGTCGTTGCTGCAATACAGGACGAAGACGTGTGATGAAAAAGTCGATGGGCGAGATTCGGAATATGATCAAAGAAGAACTCATGGTTGGAGTACCCGAATATCAATTCCGTAACGCATCGTCTGATTACATTGACGCGATTAAAAAGCTGCTGCGAAGGAACATCCTTCTGGATAAGTCGAAGACACCTGCACAACGTCAACAAGCGTTCATCATAGCCAGCAAGCTGATGAAAGAACTCGAAGAAGACGTAAATGAAAAGATGCAGGACACTCTTCATAGGTTCGATCAGAACACCTGATGTGAACTTTGAATGAAAATTGCCTACCATCTGAGCATGGCATTTTCTGCAAAAGTTCTCAAAGATTCTAGGTCACCAAACGGTCATCGTCTGACGACGATGGAGCTGACCTATCCACGTTTCGTTCACAGCGAGTTCATGACCCACAGAGTCTTTTCGCGGAACGCAGCATCGTCTCGAGCCATTCCAGTCAGTAAAATGCTGTCTAAGGTGTGGCGTGAGCCCGTTGTTCCCGTCTGGATCGGAAAGAACCAGAGCGGTATGCAAGCGAAAGAAGAGCTCACGGGTCTTCGTCGCAAGTTGGGCATATTCTTCTGGTTGCTTGCCGGAAGGGCGGCCTGTGTTTTTGCGTGGTTGCTCAATAAGCTAAACCTCCACAAGCAGATAGTGAATCGTGTGATTGAACCGTGGGCCTGGATAACGGTCATTGTGACGGCCACGGAGTGGAGCAACTTCTTTGCTCTCCGTACTCACCCAGATGCTCAACCTGAGTTGCAACACATCGCTGTGATGGCACAAGATGCATATGATGCTTCTAAACCCGATTGTCTGCGAGTGAACGAGTATCACTTGCCTCTGGTTGAAGACTTTGAACAGTTATACGATGATGGGTACATGATCCATGACATCGTGAAGATCTGTGTCGGTCGATGTGCTCGTGTCAGTTATCTGACGCATGACGGAAAGCGGAACCCAGATGCTGACATCGCACTGTGTGATCGTCTACAAGAATCTGGACACATGAGCCCCTTTGAACACGTTGGACGAGTTCCATACGAAAGCGAAGCTGAACGTTTCTACGGAAACTTCTATGGTTGGATCCAACATCGGAAAACGTTGCCAAACGAAGCAGATTTTAGCTCACGATCACCCACCTGAACATCTTCTGAAAACGAAATACAGTTGCTTGAAGCAAAAGAGGAAAAGCATGTTTGCAAAGACGTTCGTTGTTGAAGGACCTGATAGAGTTGGAAAACAGACACAGACGAATATGCTCGTCGATCGCCTTCGAGAAGTCGGCAACAAAGTCAAGCTGGTAGAGGTGCCTTTCAATGACAGGGTCACGTATTCTGTGATCTACTGGATGTTGAAGAATGGTATGGCGAAGTCCCTTCCCAACCTGTTTCAGTTCATTCAGTTCTTGAACAAGTTTTTCTTCCAAGTCCTTGTCTTACCTTTCTTGATGGTATTCTACGACTATGTCATCTTTGATCGTTGGGCTCTCAGTGCGATCGTCTACGGCAACGTAGGTGGGGCAAACAGCGCAATGGTCTCTTTCCTTGACAACTTCCTCTTCAAGCCCAGGGGTATGGTCGTTCTGACCGGAAGAGCACACATCCCGGGAAATGAGGACGTGTACGAGTCCGACTCAGACTTCCAGGGAACGGTCAGAGAGTACTATTCGATCGTTTCACCTGATCTTCGATCATGTGAAACAGTCAACGCAAACCAGTCACGAGAAGCAGTTCACGCGGAGATCAAGAAGCACTTTGATCACCTTTGCAACGGAGTTTGAAAATGGAAAAGCAATACGGTCTTTCGGATCAAGTCATCGCACGCATCGCACAGATCATCCAAGAAGCAATGATGTTGGGAATCGACGCAGTCGACCTGCTTCGTCAGATCAAGATGAAGGAAGACGGTGCGACTAACACTCTTGTGTTGACAGACGATTACAAGCGCACTGTGAAGGCAATGCATGACAAGCTATTGGAAGATGCTGAGCGCCTTCAACAGCAACAGTCGACGCAGAGTGGCTTGAATCTGTACAAGGAGTGATGATGGACAACGAGGACGACAAGCTTCGCCTGATGTATGGGCAACAAGCAGAGTTCATGAAGCTTCTTCGAGAGAAGCGAGGATTTCCAGCGTTTCCGCTGGACCTTTCGGAAAAGAGCAGCCAGAAGTTCATCAAGTCGATCGCATTTGATGCCATGGGTGAGCTATTCGAAGCTGTTCAAGAGCTGAAGAACTCGAAGGGTCACAGAGCGACTGAGATCGACGAGTTTGACAGAGAAGCATACGTTGAGGAGCTTGTCGACACTCAACACTTCTTGTTCGAGATCCTGCTGCTTTCTGGTGTGAGTCTCGAAGAATTCTTCGCGGCATACATGAAGAAGGGCGATATCAATGAAGAAAGGATTCGGAACGGATATTGATCGGTGCTAATATTTATGTAGTATGCTGATTTCCATCGAAGTCCTCAAACCTGACAATCCTAGTCATAAGTCTCGCGTGCTTCATCTTAAGTGTGATGCATGCGAAGTTCCTTTTCAACACAGGTACAAGAAGGCAGTCGCTGAAAAAGAACGACATTACTGTTGTCGTAGATGCGCGTATGACGACAAGAAAATCAATAATGTGCCGATGATTCGATCATGTGAGTGTATCGAGTGTGGCAAGAAGTTCGAATCACGAAAAAATACAACTGAAAAATCACCTCGATTCTGTTCGATTTCTTGCTCTTCACGACACCTGAATCTTGTCAGTTCGATGCAAACCACCGAAGTTCGTAAGAGAGCGGTGAAAACTCGATCCGCAAGATGGGCTGATGGCACTCTTATTCACCCTTGCATGGGTCGACGTTTTGAGATGTCGGATGAGACAAAAAAGAAGATCAGCGATGCTAACTCAGGTGAGAAAAATAGCTTCTACGGTAAAAAACACACTGATGAAACGAAACAGAAGATGCGTGAAGCCCGTTCTAATCTCATCACGTCAGGAAAGATGAACTGGAAGACGTTTAAACACAAGACCGGAACGTATCTCTCAGCCAAGACAGATAAGAGTCAATATTTCAGGTCATCTTGGGAAGAGACATGTATGAAATGGCTTGATCAGAACACCGATGTCATCTCGTGGGAATATGAGAGCGTTCGTATTCCGTACTATTACAATGACAATAGACGATGGTACATCCCGGATTTCGTTGTCACTTTTTCTGATGGCCACCGTGAGATGTGGGAAATCAAACCTCGAGAGTTTGTCGGTGCAGAAAAAGTTGTGTTGAAAACCGAAGCTGCACAAGAATACTGTCGGCAAAATGACATCGAACGATATGTGATTCTAACGAGAGACGATGTCAACAAGTGGAAACATGACGAAAAAGCTTCCTAAAATAGTGCCGCTCGGATCGGGAACATTTGACAGTTGGCAAAACTATCAACTTCAACAAAATGGTGTTGATGTGTATGAACATTATGGAAAGTGTATGAAAACTGAACAAAATCCTCTGACGAACGTGCCCCAAGAAGTGCAGAGTTGCATGGTGGATTATCCACCTCTATATCCCAATGCTCCCTGGTACGATCCCACAGGTCCAGGTCATGGTGGGTTCAAGGATCACACGATCATCCCGGGAATTGGAAAGCTTCAACCCTACACAGTGACTGTCGTTCAGTCACCTCTTCCTCTTAACAAGTGGACGAACAAGGTGACTGAAAAGTACGTTGTCTTTTCGATCGATCTTCCTGGCGTCAAAGAAGAGACACTTGATGTGTATGTTGAACGAGGAAATCTCTATGTCAACGCAAAGCGAGATGACAATGGTTTCAGCGTTCGAGAGAACGTCACATTGCCAATCATCGATATCAATGTAGATGATTGAAACGTGTGTTCTTGAAGTTTCTTTTGCCAAGAGAACTAACGCACGAGTTGCAGTAAAAACACCTTCGAAGTGATTCGTGTAAAACTGTTTTCTTCGTAGTACAGTTTGTGTATGAACTTCGATGTACCTTCACGAACCATCTATCTTACTCGGCATGGTTCTCACGCTTACGGTCTTGCTACGCCTGCAAGTGATTTGGACATCAAGGGTGTCTGCATCGAACCTAAGGCGTATCACTTGGGTTACTTGAATCACTTTGAACAAAGCGAAAGACTTGCGAACAAGGGTCATCCACACGATGAAGTAGTGTACTCCTTCAAAAAGTTTGTGAAGCTCGCCGCCGAAGCAAATCCGAACATCATTGAGGTGCTTTTCTCTAGCGAAGAAGACCATTTGAAGGTCGATTCGTTTGGAGAGAAGCTTCTTGCTGTTCGAGATGAGTTCATTTCAAAGAAAGCTCGCCACACGTTCAGCGGTTATGCTCACGCGCAGCTCAAGAGGATCAAGGGACACAGAGCTTGGTTACTCAACCCACCTGCAAAAGAACCGACGCGTGCTGACTTTGAGTTGCCTGAGAGAACAGTGATTCCTGCTGATCAGATCGATGCGGCTCGTTCGCTTGTCGCAAAGAAGCTTGAAAAGTGGCACTTTGAAGACATGTCAGACCTCGCTCCAGACACTCGGATTCTCATTCAGGCTGTCTTAGAAGAGATTGCGAGCGAGATCGGCGTGACCAACGATGAAAAGTGGAATGCCGCTGGGCGCAGTGTCGGGCTTTCAGACAATTTCTTAGTGATCCTTGATAGAGAACGAAAGTACAAAGCTGCAAGTATAGAATGGCAGCAATACCAAAATTGGGTGAAGACGAGAAATCCGGTTCGCGCGGAACAAGAGCGTAAGTTCGGATATGATACCAAACACGGCAGTCATCTGTTACGTCTTATGAGAATGTGCAAGGAGATCCTCGAAGGAAAGGGCGTGATCGTGAAACGTCCCGACAGAGAAGACCTGCTTGGCGTCAAACTCTATGGTACAAAGACTTACGAAGAACTCATCTACGAAGCGGAGAGCTTGGACGCTGAGTGCAACGAGCTATACAAGACTTCGCTATTGAGACATGCGCCTGATCGCATCATGCTCGATAAGCTTGTTGTTCAAATGATTGAAGATTACCTCAGCACTTACGGCTGAGATCTTGACAATGGGTGGGCTACCTATGAACAGGGGCTCATATGCGTCGACTGATCTGGCTGAGTGACACACATCTGAACGTGTTACCTCGAGGTTGGCGTAAGCGGCTTTTCATCGATAGGGTGAAAGCCACTTCACCTGATCTCATACTCATTACGGGTGACATCACGACCGGCGAAAAGGTCGAAGATGACCTCACTTGGCTCTCAGAGTCCTTTCAAGAACAACAGATGCTGTTTGTGATGGGTAACCACGACTATCACAGTCGGAGTTTTCAAGAGGTCAATGAGAGCGTCTCGCGGCTCGTCTCGGACCGAACGAACCTTCACTGGCTCACACAAAAGGGTGTCTTGTCTCTCAATTCGACAACGGCAATCATCGGTACTGAAGGTTGGTACGACGCGGCGCTCGGCGATCCATCGTTGCTGCGGTACACGATGGATTGGTTCTGCATCCATGAGCTTCGTTCGCTTCCCACGATGAGTGAGAGGATCGAGATGTTCATCGACATGGCAACCAAGTCGGCGATGAAGATAGAGCAGTCGCTGGTGCTTGCAGTCCAAGATCACCACACTGTCCTGATCGCAACGCACTTTCCACCCTGGTCTGCGGCAACTTCGTTGATGGGAACGAGGCTGGAGAGGTTCTGGTTGCCATATAGCGTCAACACCGTTCTCGGGAAGGCGATCGAGAACGTGGCTGCCGCATATCCAGACAAGAGGATCATCGTCCTGTCCGGACACACTCATGTTCCCAACGTTACAAAGATCAGTGACAACGTCGAGTGTCGTGTCAGCCATGCAACTCGGTGGGGTCGCATCCGTGAGCACTCGATCATTGAGGTCTAGTTGACAGTTGTACACTGCATGTTCTGGGCATAAAATAGGCCCCTATGGGCAAGCGTAAGCCACAAGCAAAAGGTATGCGGACGATGCAGATCAACCGGGGCCTCCCGGCGTCTGGAAAGTCGACTGCAACTGCAGAACAATTGAAGAAAGAGCCGGGACGATGGGTCGTCGTCAACAAGGATGCGATCCGGCGTGGCCTGATCGGAAACCTGTGGAGCGCTGACATCGAAGACCTCGTTCACGAGCTGTCTGAGACGATGCTCAAGGCTGCGCTCGATTCCGGTTTCGACGTCATCGTCGACAACACGCACTTGACGCAAAAGTCGATCAACAAGCTTCACAAGATCGCTTCTGAGCGTGGCAACACACTTGTCATGGAGAAGGTGTTTCCTGTCAAGGCCGATGAGTGTCTTCGCCGGAACGCTGCTCGTGAGGGTGTAGCTCGTGTTCCTGAAAACATCATGTTGAGCATGATCCATGGTGCCGGCATTGACAAACACGGTTACCGTGACTTTGCCGACAAACAGACGTACTACGAGCCTCTCGCGACTGCTGAGAAGGTCGTGAACGATCCAAAGTTGCCTTCTGCGGTCCTGTGTGACCTTGACGGCACGCTCGCACTCATCCACAACCGCGATCCATACGATGCTTCGCGTTGTGATGAGGTTGACATCCCCAACGTCCCGGTCGTTGAGACGTTGAAGGCTCTGTGGGAGAAGGGTCACAAGATCATCTTCATGTCCGGGCGCGACTCGAAGTACCGTGCCGCAACTGTTCGTTTCATCGAGAAGCACTGCCCATGGCTGATGTCACAGGCAAATGACTTTCCCGGGTGCCGGACACATGCTTACTCGCTGTACATGCGTGTTGAAGGCGACATGCGAAAAGACAGCATCATCAAGCACGAACTGTTTGATGCTCATGTCAAAGGTCAGTACAACGTGTTATTGGTTCTAGACGACAGAAATCAGGTCGTCAACCTTTGGCGCCGAGAATTGGGCCTGACGTGTTTTCAGGTCGAATTTGGTGACTTCTAGGAGAACTGTGTCATGATTCTTGAGTTCAATGCATCAAACTGGCGTGAGTTCGAGGTCACAAAAGCTGAACAAAGGCCCAAAGGGCCGCATTTTGCGGCTGTGCTGTTCACGTCACATTACAAAGATGACGGGTACGGGTCTTCGTACAAAGAAGAGATGGTGAAGTACTTTGCTTTCACCAAACAAAGCGATCTGGAACTTTGGGTGAAAACAGCCCAAGCTAGTGCAGCTCAGTTCTTCTTCTTTGAAGTCACGAAGCTCGGCACGCTCGAAATCAAAGTCCAATTGGGAATATGATACCTGAAAACAAAAAGCGAATTCGAGACGCTGTAGCAACAGCAGGCGCAGCTCTCGAAGGCCGCCTGAAGCCCATTCCTGAGATCCCAAACAGGAATCCGTATGCTCATCTTTGGAAAGAGATCAAACTTTTCTATGGGCACTCGTATTCTGACTGCACTGATGCACAAGTCGAAGAAATCCTGCGATTGATCGAATGGAGCCGTGCAAATCCAGATGTCTTTCCGATGAAGTGTGACAGTTGTGATACGTTTTCAAGTGAACAACTGATCGATGATCGGTGGAACTGTCCACACTGCGGATTTAGCAACTTTGTCTCACTAAAGAACAACACATGAACGAAGAAGAGTTCACCAAACGCTTCGGGCAACCTCCCGAAGACGATGATCTCGACCTTGTCAACTGCAAGAAAGTTGGTGTGGTCGGTCACTGGTTCTGTGGGATCTGTGAAGTTCACGGAAAACCACGCGTGTACTGTGGGTGTCAAGCACGAGCTCTTGACGATTGAAGGAGGCACATGTCGTACAAAAACAAGTTTTTCTCGGCTGAACGTACTGAACTTTGGGATTACAACACCATGAGTGCGTACGAGGTGACGTTCGATGTTGACGTGCCTCAAATGAACGTCAAGGCGGGTGATTACTATCCTTGTGTCGGAGTCATCACCGAGCTCGTTGAGAACAAAGCGATCATCACGTGTTATTCTGACAACACGATGAAAGAAGCTCTCGAAACCTACTCATTCGATTTGATCTGACATGGACATCACTCTAACAGAAGACGAAGTCAAACAGGCGGTCATCCTGTACATCTATCACAAAAAGATGTGCACGCTTCACGACAAATTTCAGGTCAACCTCAATGTGACGACTTCTTTGGTCAATTCGGGCGTTTTCTCTGACCAGTACAAATACGTGGTGTCAGCAAAGGCTATCAAAGTTGGCAAGACGGCGAAGTGATGCTTCTAACGCGCCAACAGTTCAATGAGCGTGTTTTCAAGCGAGACAAGCACAAGTGTGTCTTTTGTAAGAAGCCCGCTGTTGATGCGCATCACATATTAGATCGCAAGCTGTTTCTGGATGGTGGGTACTATCTGGACAACGGCGCGTCTGTCTGCGAAGATTGTCACCTGAGGTGTGAACAGTGCGATCTGACTGTCGAAGAAGTTCGAGCAGCTTGCGGGATCACAAATGTCGTTCTTCCACCTGAACTCTCACCAGATGTATCTTACGATAAGTGGGGGAAAGTCAACAAAATGTTCAAGTATCCACGAACGAGACACATCAGAGGTAGTCGCTTCCAAGAGGGCGATCACGACCTCGAAGCAGCGCCGTGGGAAGAACTTGAAGGAAACTTCATCGTTTCAGAAGAAAAGATGGATGGCGCAAACTGTGGCATGTCATTCAGTGCCCAGGGAGACCTGTTGCTTCAGTCTCGAGGTCACTACCTCACTGGTGGGCCTCGAGAAAAACATTTTAGCCTTCTGAAACAGTGGGCATCAGTCCACCAAGAGGCATTTTTCTATGTGCTCGGGTCGCGGTACGTGATGTATGGCGAATGGATGTACGCAAAGCATACCATGTTCTATGATGCTCTACCTCACTATTTCATGGAATTTGACGTATTCGATACAGAAAACTCTGTGTTTCTGAGCACTGAAGCACGACAAGAGTTGTTGTATGGATCTGATGTGAAGCTTCCTGTCATTCAGGTCAAAGTGTTGGCAGACGGGCGTGTTTCAAAGCTGAAAGAGCTCGAGAGTCTCATCATACGTTCACACTTCGTCACTGATGACAGGCAGAAGAATTTGATTGAATCAGCCGCTCGTGCAGGCGTTTCTGCAGAAGACGCGACGACATATACAGATCCCAGTTCTCTCATGGAAGGCTTGTACGTCAAACATGAAGAAGATGGCATTGTGAAAGGTCGCTACAAATTTGTGCGGTCTTCATTTACGAATTCGATCATGGAACAGGACACACACTGGTTGAACAGGCCGATCATTCAAAATGTATTGCTCCCTGGAGCGTATGAGGCCATGTTTTCACAAGATTACTGAACAAGCGGCCATCGACGTGGTACGTTTATGGCATGTTCAAAAATCCGATAACTTTGCTTGACTGCGATGGCATCATGGGTGATTTTAACCTCATGGCTATCAATTTCATCAATGAAAAGACCGGGCGAAACTACTCTGTCGACGATGTGACAGAATGGGACGTCTTCGAATCCTTGGGACACAAGGACCTCGAGCCTGCATTAGATGCAGCTATCAATCTTGATGAGTTCTGTCTCAATATTCCGGTGTTCCCAGGCACGCGCGAGGCTCTCAAAGAACTACGTTTGATGAGCAATGTCATCTGTGTCACCGCACCACACCACGCCGATCTCTGGCCTGGTCATCGCGCACGTTGGTTGGATGAGAACTTGGGATTTGACCGCGATCACCGCGCTCAGATCCATTCAAAGTTTCTCGTCTACGGAGACGTCTTTGTTGATGACAGCGGCAGAAATGTCACTCTCTGGAAACAGTGGTGGAATGCACACGGTCGACCCGACACAGATGCGCTGTTGTGGTCTAGGCCCTACAACAAGTTTCACGTTGACGAACAAGTGGTCAGGATCACGAGCTGGAATGATGTTCTCAAGTTCGTAGAAGCAAGAGCACGTAGATGAAACTGGCATGGTGCACTGATATCCACCAAGACTTTTTGAGCCCATACAAGCGCGAACTGTTCTTAAATGACATGGTAGCGGCACAGGCCGATGCTTTCCTGATCACCGGTGACATCAGTACCGCCAGAGATCTTGAAGAGCACCTGTCACTGATCGTGAACAAAGTCAACGTTCCGATCTACTACGTGTTGGGAAACCATGATTACTGGCATGGCTCTGTCGAAGGTGTCCGTGCCCTGACTGTCGAACTCGAGCAGAAGTTTCCCAACTTGATCTATTTGGGCAATCGTTCGTACGTGAAGATGTCTGAAGACACTGCGCTCGTTGGTCACGATGCATGGTATGATGCTGTCAATGGCGAATGGAAGAACAGTGGGTTTGAGATGCCCGATTGGTACTACATCAAAGAGTTCGCTGACGCAGGTTGTGCTCAGTTCTACGGACGTGGTCACTGGATGTTCGACATTCCTCGTGTTGTGGGACAATCGAAAGCCCTTGCGGCATTCTGCGCAAACCACATTGAAAAGGGAATTGCGGAAGCACTTGCCGCGGGTTTCAAGAAGATCATCGTAGCCACTCACGTGCCACCCTTTCCAGAAGCACACATGCACGAAGGAAAACAAGGCGATGATGCAGCACAGCCGTGGTTCACCTCGGGCCTTTTGGGTGACGTGCTTGACGGATCATCGATAACACATCCAGACAACGTTTTTGTGTCTTTTTCGGGCCACACTCATGGCGAATATCACGGTTCGCGAAGGAATAACCTTCACGTGCACGTCGGTGGTGCTCACTACGGTCGTCCACACGTGCAAACTCTGATCCATCTCTGAAACACTGATCGTTTTGCTGTGTATGATAACTGCATGCAACAAGAAAATGAACAGAAGAAAATCTCGCCCGAGCAACTGAAGAGACTGCTTCACGATCTTACGACTGAGGTGACACGCGTTGAGTCAATCAAGCGAATGTCTGAACTTCGAGTTCGTCGTTACAATGACATCACGAGCCGCGTCAAGTTCATGAGAAAGTCTCCTGAGAAGATGCAACGTGATCTTCGTAGGTTGTACACAGCTCATCGTTTTGTTGAACAAGCGATCTCTTCTCTCAACACACTCACTGCGCAGATCGATCAATACACACAGCAACTGGAAGCTGCATGATCTCGTTTCTCGCCGGTCTGGTCTACGCAAACGCGGGCGAGTGGCTCATCCACAAGTACGTGTTGCACGGCATCGGCAAGAACAAAGACAGCATGTGGAGCTTCCACTGGAATGAACACCATCGGTTGGCACGGAAGAATGACTTTGTCGATCCTTCGTATCATCGCTTTCCGATAGGATTCCACGCGCAAGGCAAAGAGGTCATGAGCCTGATCGGTTTGGGACTCCT